GACTGGAACGGCAACCTCACCGCCGCGGGGACGAACCTCGCCGCGGTCCTCGACGTGATCGACGACCTGGCCCTTGGTGGTGGTGGTGGTGCCGGCGACATCACCTACAACGACACCTACGAGGTGGGTGCCACCACCGTGCAGGACGGCATGGATGTGGCGATCGGGGGCCTTCTCGAGATCGAGGGCGCGTTCGCGTCCCCCAGCCATCCCGGCGGGGTGCCGTACCGGGCAGACCTCGCCGGCTGGCAGGCCAAGTTCGAGGCCGCCACGGCCGAGGCCCCTGTCGACGTGGTGCTGATCACGGACTCCCTGTGGGAGACGGGCACGTCGGGGCCGTCCGCTGCCCAGATGTTGCACCGGCAGCTCAACGCCGCCGCTGGCGTCTATTTGGCTGATCCGATCGGCAACAGCACGCTCCCGCTCCCCGTCCACGCCCAGGGTTCGGGTCCAACGGCCACCTCCACGCAGGGCACCACGTCCACCACCGCCACCGGCGGGCAGGGTTCGACGCTGACCAATGGTCAGGTGCTCACCCACGTGGCCACCGCCACCGGGTTCTCCATCGCGTACCGCACGGAGCCGGGTTGGGGCACGCTCACGATCCGCGACGGCGCAGGCGGCACGGTGCTGGCCACGATCGACTGCGACGACACGGCGGCGAGCGGACACCTGTGGACCTCCGGCACCCTGTCGGACGCCTCCCACACCCTGCACGTCACCTCGACCGGCACCACCCGCGTCGAGATGGTCATGCCCACCCGGGAGACCCACGTTCGGGTTTGGCCGTGCGGGCGTGCCGGTGCCGTCACCGACGACTACATCGACAACCCCGCCCAGGCGCTCGACTTCGTCGACACGCTCGATGCGGCCGGGACGCTCGGCCTGGTGCTGGTCGCCACGGGCACCAACGACGATTCCGAGTACGCCACCGACATCCCGGCGCTGCTCGCTGCGGTCGCCGCTGTGACGACGGCCGACGTGGCCCTGTGGCTGCCCTACATGAGCACCGGGCTCACCCAACCGGAGTTGGACACGTCCCGGGCCACCGCCCGCACCGCAGGCGTGCCGCTCATCGACGCCTCCGTGGTCGCCGACCAGATCCCCACCATCGACGGCACCCACCCCGCCCTCCAGGGCCGAGTGGTGATGGCCTCGCACGTCTCCGCCGTGCTCTCCGGTGACCCGATCGGTGCTGCGATCCGCCTCGGCGGGGCTCTCGCGGCCGGGCGGGGTTCCATCTCCACCCAGGTTCAAGAGACCGGTCTGGCGATGGGAGGCGGTGACACCTACCTGTTGCGGACGGCCGCCGCCGAAGTCTCCGTCGGGACCGGGCTCGGCCTTCTGCTCGGCGCCCCCGACGGTGTGCTCGGGCTCGGGGTCGCCCAGATCACCGAGGGCTCCGACCCTGCCGCTGCCGCTGCGAGCAAGGTCAAGGTCTACGCCAAGAACGACGGCGGCCGCTCCCGGCTCTACACCCGCGACGACGTGGGCGTCCGGTCGGTCGCGTTCGTGGACGACATCACCTCAGGTGGCATCCCCGCCACGATCATCGACGCCGCCGGTGACCTGATCATCGGCACCGCAGCCGACACCGCCGCACGCCTTGCCGTCGGCACGTCGGGGCAGGTGCTCACCAGCAACGGCACGACCGCCGCGTGGGCCGCACCCACCCACAACCCGCCGATGATCGCCGGCGTGGCTGGCACGTGGTACGGGGCCGTCGGCAACTGCGCCGCCTCCACCACCCACAACGTCAACGCCTCCGGCGTCATGCAGGTCATGCCTGTACGGCTCACCGCCGGCACCTACGACCGCATCGCCGTCACCACGTCGGTGGCCGCCAAGTCGACGTGGCGCCTCGGTGTCTACAACTGCGACACCAACGGCGACCCACGCGGCCAGGCCCGCCTCATCGACTCCGGCACCGTCGACATGAACGCCACCGCCGGGGTGCTCGCCATCACTGGCACCATCACGATCCCGACGACCGGACTCTACGGGTTGGCGATCCTCTGCGACGCCTACACGGCCACGCCGACCGTGTACCGCCACGACAACTCCGGCGGCTCACTCGGCGTGGTCCCCGCCGTGCATGTCGACGTGCTCGACATCCTCGGCCGTGGATCTCGATTCGCGCTGCGCTTCACCGCCGTCGCCACAGGCGCCATCCCCGCTACCTGCCCCACGGGCGGGTCGTGGATCGACATCTCACCCCGCGTCGTCCTGAGAGCGAGCTGACATGCGACACACCACCTTCGGCCCCGACGGCAACGTGGTCGCCACCGAGGACTTCCCCGACGACCCGGCCGAGAAGGCGCGGGTCACCGTCGAGGACCGGCTGCGCCAGGCGCTCGACGCCAACCGCACGTACCTGGCGCTCGACACGCCGACCGCGGCGCAGCAACGGGCCCAGGTCGCGCGGCTCACCCGCCAGAACACGGCGCTGATCCGCCACCTGCTCCGCGACCTCACCGACACAAGCGACACCTAGGGAGCCACCATGTTCCGACCCACGTTCTGGCAAGTCACCGTCGACCGTGCCATCCGCACCGCCGCACAGACCGCTGTGGTCCTGCTCGGCGCCGGACAGGTCGACGTGCTCACCGTCGACTGGCAGGCGGTCGGCTCCCTGTCCGCTGGTGCCGCGGTGCTGTCGGTGCTCACGTCGCTCGCGTTCCCACCGGGTGAGACGCTGTGAGCCGCCGAGATACCGCCCTGATCGTCCTGGCGGTGGTGTGCGTGATCGTCGCCGGGGTCCTCATCTGGGCCGACAAGGACGCCGCCGCGATCGCCGGTGCCATCGGTGCCGCCATCGGCCGCCTGTCCGGCGCCAACGCAGGGGATAACCCATCTACCACCGAGCAGGGAGAAGGCTAATGACCGCGCCCGACGAACCGTGCGAGGACTGCGAGCCGATCGCACCTCACGGCGAGAACCCCGAACTGATCGACGAAGGCGACGAGCGATGAGCCCTACGGGATGGTATGATCATATGCATGGGACGCAACTCCGAAACGATCAAGTACCACCAGATGATCGACGCCGGGATGGCGCCGACGGAGAAGTGGTGCAGCGCGTGCAAGCGCTGGTTCCCGCTGGAGAACTTCGGCGCCGACCGGAGCCGAAAGGACGGCCTGGCGAATCAGTGCAGGCCGTGTGCTCGGGCCCGGTACTCGGCGTGGGTGGCGGCCAACTCGGACCGACACAAGGAGAAGGCCCGGGAGCGTGCCGCTCGGGTGCCGCTCGCGAAGCGGCAGGATCACCACAGGAAGCACCGGTACGGGATGGAGCCGGGCGAGTACGACCGCATGTTGGCGGCCCAGGGTGGGCGGTGCGGAGTCTGTGGGATGGTGCCGAAGAAGGCTCTCGTCGTGGATCACAACCACGCCACCGACAAGGTGCGCGGGTTGCTCTGCTACACGTGCAACCGCGGGCTCCACATGCTCGACGCTCCGGGGCTCCTGGAAGCCGCGCTGCGGTACTTGGGGGAGTCCGATGACGCTCTCGACCTCCGCGCTCCGCAACGCATGGGCCCCAGCGTGTAAGCCGAAGGGCGGCGTCTACCTCGCCGCCTACAAGGCGCTCGACGCCATCCTCAAGCGCCACGGCTACGGCCCACGGCGCACCGACACCGGCGCCTACAACTGCCGGCGCATCACTGGTGGCACGGGGTACTCCCTGCACGCTTTCGGGCCCGGCGACAAGTTCACGTTCTGGAACGGCGTGACCATCTCCACGTCCCTCGCCGTCGACATCAACTGGAGCACGAACCCCTACGGCCGCAAGCTCGTCACCGACATGCCTCCGGCGATGGTCGCAGAGATCAAAGCGATTCGCACCGGCAACGGCAAGCAGGTGTGGCGCTGGGGTGGCGACTACACCACCAACAAGGACGCCATGCACTACGAGATCGTGTGCACCCCCGCCGACCTCGCCACCGGGATCAAGGGCTCGAGCCCGGCACCGCCGCAGGGTTCGGGCATCCCCCACGACGTGCTCCGACAGGGCGCCAAGGGCGACAAGGTGACGGCGATCCAGTACACGCTCAACTTCCTGGGCCACCACTGCACCGTCGACGGCGTGTGGGGGCCGAACACCACGGCCGCCGTCAAGGCGTTCCAAGCGGCGTGCAAGTCGCTCGGCTCCAAGGTCACCGTCGATGGCGTGTGGGGCCCGCAGACGGCCGCTCTGGCCGAGTGGTGGACCGTGGCGACCCTGGCGGGCAAGCGATGAGCGGCGAGCAGGGTGTCGAGCCGACCGCCGCCCTCGCCGCCGCGGTCGCCGCCGCGGTCGCCGCTACCGGCGCGTACCAGTCGTGGTGGTCCAGGCGCCGCACGTCGGACGACGCCGTCGCCACGCAGATCAAGTCGGTGGTCGAAGAGGCGCTTGCACTGGCCGAGGAGCGCCGGGCCGGGGAGCACGACTGCCACGAACAGCTCGCCGCCCTCCGCACGGAGATGCGTACCACGACCGCCGAACTGCGGGCGAAGGTCGATGACTGCGAGCGCAAGCACGCCGAGGTTGCTGCGAGGCTCGCGCTGGGTGACTTCCCCCGCCAGCACGGACCCGCCTAGTCCTGACCCGGTCCTCCCTGCCGGGTCAGTCGCCCCGCCCCTGTCGCTCCCGGTCCCGCCCCGGTCGAGCACGGGGGCGGGGCATCTTCGCGTTATGGGGAACGATCGTTCCATGCATGGAAGATCGAACGCCCGCCGTTAAGTATGCGAGGTGTCGTCGTGCGGCGACGCTGGCACCGTGTCGCCGTCCGGGTACACCCGGAAGTCGGAATAGCTCGACCGCTATTCCGACTTACCAGTTCGCGTGCCGGTGAGGTGTCAGGTTGTAGGGGTCACGCCGACGCCCCGAAGTCGAGGACGCCCTGCGCCAGCCGCTTCGCCGCGATCTCGCAGTAGCGCTCGTCCAGTTCGATCCCGATGGCTTTGCGGCCCATCGACTTGGCCGCGTCCAGTGTCGCCCCGGACCCGGCGAAGCAGTCAAGCACCGGGGGCATGGTCGGCCGGTGGGAGATCCGCAGCGCATGGCGGATCATCGACTCTGGTTTCTCGCATGGGTGTTTCCCGGGGTAGTCGGGCACGGTCGGGAAGCGCCACACGTCGGTGGCCTCCTCGCCTGCCGCCGTGAGGAAGGGCCGGCGAAGCTCCTCGTACTCCCGGCGAAGCTCCTCGTACTCCCGGCGAAACCCGCCCGTGATCGCCTGGATCTTGGCGTAGTGCTCGGCCGTCGGAAGCTGCCACTGTGACCGGCCGAAGTACCGAGAGTCCGCCATCCCATGCGGGGCGAACCCCATAGCTGCGTTCAGGTCCGCCTTGCTCCATCCGGTGCGGGCCAACTCGGCCGCCATCCACTCCCGCAACGGCTCAAACACACTCGACCGCAACTCAGCCTCGGCCGCCGTGTAGTCACCCCGGGCCGCCGTGTCCTGGCCGAACTGCTCAGCGAAGATCGCTTCTTCCCACGGCGACAGGAACGACCGCAAAGCTTCCTTGTCCGCCTTGCGGTGTCAGCCTGCGTCCTTCACCCACCGAACCCGGTTCAGCACCTCGAACCGCTCCGACAACATGACCTCAACCCGAGCCGCCATCCGAGGCGAGGCGAAGCAGTAGAGCGACCCGTTCGACGCGAGTACCCGCCGCCACTCGTCGGCAACAGTGCCGAGCCACGACAGGAACCCCTCGGCCGTCGACCACTGGCGATCCCACCACTCACCCTTGACCCGGTAGTACGGCGGGTCCGTGAACACGCAGCCGATCGACGCACCCGCCAACGTCGGCAACACCTCGCGACAGTCCCCGTGATACAGCGTCACGTAGTCGTCTTCGTAGTACGGGTTCACGGCCGCACCCCGTAGCGGGCGGGCGGCAGGCCGTGAGTCGTCGGGCACGCGCACGAAACCACCCACCATCCCCACCACACCAGAAGCACCGGTCCACGTCGTCGCCTTCCGTCAATGACGAAACGGCGGGGGTCCCTTGGGTGCCGGGAAACAGGTCCCCGAGGCCCGCCACCGCGATCACACGGGCCAGCGCAGCGTCCTCGTCGGGGTCGCGGTCGGTGGTCAGCAATGCCAGACCGATCACCACCGAGAGGTCGGAGGGGGCGGTCA